GGGTAGGAAGGCTTCTGGCTGGCCGGTCTGGGGGTTCCGGGTCAACTGTCCGGTCGGGGACAGACGGGACAGCATCTGAACCTCAATCGGGTTCATGTGTACAAGTTGCGAGTCGCCGTATCTGCCGTATCCGGCAAGTTGGTTCGCGACTCCTTGGTATGGGGCGTTATACATGGCAACTCCTATGGTTGCGTGGAGCCACGGCTCCATGGATTCTGGTGGAACGGCGTTTAAATTTCAATGAGATCAATAGGTCACAGGTCATCATACAGAGCCTGATTCGTAGTTAGAGATCCATTCAACGGTCAAGATGATGGATGGGATAGCCGGGTAGTTGCTGGCAGCGGCTTCAGATCGGGCAACCACATGAGTATCAGGGGATTGCCAAGCCAGTTCGAAGTAGTCACCCCCTGTTAATGGCAACAAGAAGTTCCACGAAGAGACAAATTCGTCTGTGGTTCCTTGGAGAACTACCTTGCTGGCAGAGTTAGGGACATTTACCCCGTTGACCCTAGGCCATATGTAAATCTCGTCTTTACCGCCTGCCGTCTTGTCCAACTGAGCAGAGAATTGAAAATTGTAGACCCCGGAATCTGCTATGTAGATCTTGGAAGTAGGAATGCCTCTCTGAACTTGAAACTCACTGACTACACTGTTGAAAGTGAACAGATTGACCGTATTCGCTACCGGATTGGTCTGGGTCGTGGTGTCGTAATACGAAGCATGAGGGGTTGGTGCGTTGACCTTATTGGCAACTGAGTTAAAGAACAGCCTCAAGACGTTCGAAAACTGATCCTGATAGCGCCTTTCATACTCCTGTGGAGCAATCGGCAAGTTCGGCGGGGCGACATTAGAAATGACTCCCATTAGCGTCTTCCATCTGGTCTAATGTCTAAACGCATCGCACCCATCTGCCATGCCACACCAAGGTCAGATGAGGTCACACGGAGGGCTAACTGCCTACCCCTGATGCGGGTATAGACCTGCTCGGTGTATTGTTGTACAGGAACAACAGATGTTGCCTGCACAGTATCTACGTCCGCAGTTCCGTACAAAGCGCCGGGGTAGTTATGCGGGTAAAGACTGAGCGTGACCGCAGGGGTGTTGGTGCTGGAACCCAAGAACTTCACGTCAGGGATGATTCTGGAGACAAAACTAAACTGGTCTCCATCCCCAATATCGAAGTCCGCAGTCTGGATGAACGCCGTAATTGGCTGCGCCACGCCCGTCGAGACATCGTCCCAGCCGACTTCATGGAACGCTACCTGATTGGGGGCATTCATGGTCACATACGAATATGCCGTATGCGAGGCCGCAGTGGTGGTATTCGCGCCTCTCACGCAGCCGGTCAGAGCATTACCGCTAACTCCAGTGTAGGTGATCTCTTCACTATCAATGACAACCGTCCCGGTGTTTGGGAATGACGATGCATTGAGTAGCGTGATCGATGTATCGGTCGAGTTGATGGCTGTGGACAAATAAGACTCTTGGATGCTAATTGCCAGCATCGGATAGTCCCGAAGAGTCTGCTGAACAAATGCTGTTCTGTTTAAACTTCCGTAGTGCCAAGTGCCATCTTGATAATTGAACGCGACATAGAGGTTATTCACCTGACTGTCGGTTCCGGGGTAGAACCACCAGATTTCGCTGTAAGCCTCATTGATTCCACACATCACCTGCGAGATCTGAGACTTGTTTAAACCTGAAAAAACATGCTGGCGCAGGCTACAGGGGAGTGTGTCAACACGTCCGTTGTAGACGAAGAACTTGTCGGTTCCCATCCAATAGACCGAGTTATTGACCGCGATGACAGAGTTCTGGGATGCGACAGAGATGTCTTGGTCAAGAAGGTTGATGCCCCACACAAACGGCGGGCCAATGTACTGCATGGAGTAAATAGCCGTATCCGTCAGCACCACAATTTCCTGACGGGTAGAAACTGCCGTCATGATCATGGAGCCGTTGGTAATGCGCTGTTCGCCTGCCTGATTGGTCAGTTCCGGAACCCATTCATAGGGATTCTCTTGGTCAGACCAGCGAATCAGAAGCGGGTCGAATGTCGTACCAAAATCCAATGGGTTGTAAGGCTTCGATCCAAAGCAAATGAAGAAGTCCCGAACAGGCGATGAGTTGATGACCAAGGTTTCATCGGGTGCCTGAAGACCCGAATACGATGCCGTCACCGATACCGTTCCAGACCCTGTGGTTGCCGCAGAGAGCGTCAGGGACGTTGTCCCAGTCCATGCGGTGGTGACATAGGCTCCTGTCGGAATACCGCTACCGGCGATGACAGAGCCGGTGTTAATGCCTGTTGCATCCGCAACCACAATGGTCGTTACACCTGAAGCAAAGGTGGCTGTCGTGGCAACCTTCGGAACTGAGTTGATCTTCGCTTTGAGCGTGACTGCGCGAGACCATGAAGACGTGTCGTCAGTCCAGTAGTAAATACCACCATCTCGTTCCGCAAAGATCAGATCATCACCATAGTTGACGATGGACCAGAGCCGCATCGGCAAACCAATCGGAGTGCTGGAACCCCATCCACCAAATCCCCATGGGCCGCTGCCCCAGCCAATGGCCGAGGTGGCTACCGCAGGACCGGCATTGATGTAGTACGTCACTACAACCGCAGCGCCACCACCTGTTGCCGTCGCATTGGCTGCTGATGCGGCAATGATGGTGTATGTATCGTCTGACGGAACACCCACGATCTCGTATTCGCCAGAGAGTGTGATACCACCTACCGCAGTGGCACCTGAAATGCTGATGTAAGTTCCGACAGTAATTCCGTGCGCTGTTTCGGTGATGGTAACTAGACGGCTACCATTGGTAGTGGCAATCGGGTTTGCACCAAGGGTGACAGTCTCTCTAATTGGAGTGATGTCGTGATAGGTGCCACCTAGTTCGACATAGAGTTTCTGGTTAGTGGCAAGCGCCAGCAGGTTCTGCGAAAGCAGGGTGACGTAGTTCCACATGTACCGGCACACCCCATCGAAGGTGTTGCCGTTCGATGTGATGTTCTGCCAGCCGCCGATTTTCTGGGGGAACCCGCCACGGAAGCGGACCTTTTCAGAAATGAAGAACCCGCCTTCATCGGCATAATCGGTCGTTTCTCTATTAACGCCGGGGCGAAGTTGTAACTTCTGTAATGGCATCACGACACTCCAGACAAATACAACGCACGTTCATCTTGCCTGCGTTTAACCAATCCCGGAAGGACTTTTCCAGCCGCCTTCGTCCACTTCATGAATTCTTCTGCCGCTTCTTCAAAGTCACCCCGGTTGGTCTTCATCCGAAGGGAAGAACGCTGGAGATTGCCAAGACCCACGTTGAAGGCAAAACTGACGAGAGAATCGAAGACTCCCTGACGACCAACAGCAGCAGGGCAAAGTCGAACCACACCACGCTCAAACCGACCAAGGTCTTGAGAAAGAATCCGATCCACTTCGTCCATCGTGAGGGCGCGATCCCAGCCTGCGGGTACCGGTAGACTCTTGCGCTCCTCATACTTCACCGCCGCATGGGTCGGATCAATCACATGTCCGCACCCCACCGTCCATAACAGCGCCGGACAACGGTAAGGCTTAGTCCTCACCCCTTCGTGGTGCTTGATCATGTCGATGGCTGCGGCGCTGACTTTCACTGCCAATCTGCCTCATCGATGTTTGACTCGTTCCCGGTTACAAGCGCCCATATAAGAACGATGTACAAGTGAATCATTTCTTGCCAAAAGCCTGCGTACCAAACCAAAACGCAATAATGCTGCTTAGGATCAGCATTTCGTCATCCGAAAACACTTCGGCCATTGCAGCCGCAAACGGCACCCCTTGATGCCATGCGTACCACACCCCGGCAATGTTCAGCGCGACCAACTCCAGCACGAAAATGTAGGTCACAACAGGACGGACGCTGGCTCGCAGGTTAATCATCCACTGACTCGCACCCTTGCCAATTTCGATGTCGTGCTGGTACAAAGCCTGCCTCTCCTCGCCAGCCGTCTGCGTCTGGATTTGCTCCAGTTTGATTTCCTCAACCCGTGCCTGCGCGATAAACCCACGCTCTGCCAATGCTAACTCGCGCTCTTTCTGGGCTGCGACAAGAGCCAGTTCGTGCTTTTTGTCCTGCCGGTCTTGGAAGATTTGCAGAATCTTGGGCAGTCCACCCGCAAGGAACGATAAAAACGTGCTAATCATGGTCATCATTTGCCGCGCTCCTCTATCAACTTGACCCGCATTTGCAGGTCGTAGATTTTATCCAGCAGTTCTTCTTTCTGTCTTTGTCGGGCAGACGCACTGATTGGAGAATCAGTCGGAACACCTTCCGGCGTAATCAGGGCAGGCATTTTGCCTTCGATAGCAATCAGGCGATTGTTGAACGATGTGATCTCCGACAGCAGCCAGCCGACAGCGGCCAGCAGTACCGGGAACAACATATCCACAATCTTCTGCATATTCACTTCTGCAATGCCTCCAGCAACAGCATACCCATGCTGCCCAACGCGCCTAACAAGATGACGATGATGACACCGCCAACCTTCAGTACCAGTTGCTCCAGACGCTTGAGCCGAGCGTGGATGGCCTCGTAGCGTACCGTGCAAACATCAATGTGACTGGTCACGGTGACTTCCAGTTCTTGTACCGATGTCATTGCTTTACTTCATCCGGTTTGGGGATCAGTGGTTCTACCTGCGCCTTGAGTTTGGCCCAAAGCGGATATCCGCCCTGCGACGTCGGCAGGCTGCCAAGGAGGTTGACGATGGCAATGGCCTCCTCCAGCGTCACCTTGAGGTCG